CGGTGGCCGTCTTGGTCATCAGGTCAGGGCGCAGTACCGAAACCTCTTTGGCCCCTGCATTGAGTGCATCCACAAGGAAGCCTGCGCTCCAGTTGATGCCATCAAGGTCTTGAAGCAGCTCAGCGGCTGATTTGATGATGGATTGGGCGGTGATGGTCATGCGAACCTCCTAGCTCTGACGCTCGCGTTGCTGCTGACGCGCCCGTGTAGGGCCTCACTTCTCGCATGAGAAACTGCCTCATGGAACACTAGCCCGTTCCAGGCTGCCCCGGATGATGAGAAATAGGGTGTGTCGGGTACAGACTGAATACGTTTCAGCGCACCCGCGACGATGGCGTCCACCCAGTTCTCGTACAACACGTCGTCCACGGATGTGGCTGTGCGTTTTGGCTTCGAGCTAACGCGAAACGTGATGACATCTGAGTCAGTTGGGGTCGGAACAAGTGTCACCTCACCGGTGGCGGACTCGTAAAAATGGGTTGGGGTTGTCCCAACCACGCCGGCGCCTGTGAGCGACCCTTCATTGGTCAGTGGTGTTAGCCGCCGATCCCCATACCAGACCTGCTGAGTGTTCACAGGGATTTGGTCAACAGGCAACTCGACGTAGTACGTTCCTACCCCTGGGGCAGACATGATGGACGTGGTACTCGCCACGATGCTCGTCTTTTCACATAACTCAATGGCGGAATCAAGCAGGGTTTGGCGCGCCAACGGCTCAGGGCACCCTTGCGCGTAAGGTATGAGTCGTGTCAGAAAAACATCAAGCCCTTGCATAGCACCCCTAAATAAAAAACCCCGGAGCCGTTACGCTACCGGGGTTAAGTCTAACACACTAACGTGCTTGTGATCAGACCACGATGGCCAGTGCCAAAGACTCAGGTTTCACAACCTTGTAACCGTAGACATTCAGAGACCGGATGAAGTCACCGAAGTCGTTGGGGTTACGCACAGTCTCCATCTTGGTGATCTGGCTGGCGAATGTGATCGCTGACTTGTGGCCTGCGATGATCGCGCGGCGCTTGGCCACCGTGCCTGTGGAGGTCACCGAGGTCTCAGAGCCGTTACCAGAAGTCCATGGCACCGCTGTACCGGCAGTTGACTTGGGCAGTTGGTTGCTCACGTACACAGTGAAGCGGTCGATGGTACCGATCTTGCCGTTACGCACGGTGGAGGTGCTGTCACCCATGAACTGTGCTTGAGACAGGTTGGACTGCATCAGCATGGTGCGGGTGTAGGGGTCGATCACCAACCAGCGGTCGGACTCAGGCACGTTCTGCTCGTCCAGCACAGAGGCCAATTCCAAGATTTTCTGGAGAGCCAAGGCGGGAGTCAGCGTAACGGGGGACGCGTCGGTGCCCAAGTTGTAGGACAACGAGTTCTTGCCGGCTGTGGCCCCTTTGTTTGCTGCAGCACCACCGGTGAAGGTGTTGTAGAGCACCGTGGAGTCCATGGCGATACGCATTTGCTCGGCACCGTCGGTAGCGAACGTGTCCATCAGGTTTGGCTTGGCCTGGTACTCCAGCACGTCATTGATCTGGAAGGCAAAGTATTTGCCCTTGTCGATCAACAAATCCAACGAGGTAGCGGTTGGCACCTGGTAGGACAGTGGTGTACCCGCAACGTAGTCCGACACGGTGATGTCTGGAGGCACGTTGATGGTGACCTTCTCGCCCATGCCGCTGATGTCGCCTTGCCAGTCGGTGTTGGCGATGTCGCCAAAAACGGAGGCCGCGTAGAACTTGGCATTGAGCTTGGCGGACCAAACTGAAGGGATGAAAGTACCGCTGTAGTTGGCGGCGCTGTAGTTGGCGGCAGGGAAAGTGCCGCTGGAACTTACGGGATATGGCATGTCTAACTCCTTTTTGCCACCAGGTCTGCCCTATCGGACGCGACCCTCTGCGATGGCGCTGTTTACTGATTGCTCGATGGCCTTGGCCTCGTCCTCACGTCCGCGAAACTTGCCTCGTGCAACGTCGTTGTAGAAGTCAGAAATCTGCTTCTGGGTGAACGTCACAGGTGTGGCAGCTACGGGGGCTTGGGCGCTGGCTCCTGCCTTCGGACTGACTTGTCGGTCTACTGGGTTGCGAACCACCGGTGCTGGGGTTGTTGGCTTGGGGGCGAAAGCACGGAACACACTGACGATGCGTCCGAGGTCCAACTGCTCACGCGCGGCGTTCAGGGCTTCTTGCCGGGGCACTCCGTACACGGGGTCCGACTCTGCGAGCCACGCGAGAAACGCGGGGGCTGCGTTGATCTGTTCCCATTCGGGCACTGCCACGGCCAGCTTGTCAAAAAAGGCTTGCTCTGCTGTCACCGCCACTGTCTGGTTGGTACCTTCCAGGCGGCTCTCAACGGTTCCAAGTACCTTCTGCAACTCACCGAACTTTGCGTCAACCTGCTGCGCTACGCTGCTAAAGCGGCGCTCCGCAATGCGGTTGACCATGTCCACCAAATCGGCACCAAAGTTCTCAACATCTTTCGGGTCAACCGTGTGCTGGGCTGGCTCTTGTGGCTTCGAGTTCTTCGCGGCCTCCAAAGCTGACAACGCTTGGTCAAGACGGCGTGTCAGGTCTTTCACTTGCCCCTGCAGTGCTGGCACTTCTTTTTGAAAGATGCCCTGCAAACTGCGGAACTTATGCGCCCAAGTGTCTTCTGACACAACGGGCTGGGGAGCTACTGGTTGCTCTACGGCCGGAGCTTCGCTGCTCACGGGGGCCACCTCCTCTTTAGGCTCAGGAGCTGCAGGTTGGGCGACCTCCGATTGCTCGGGTGCAGCGTAGGCTGCGAGGGTTGCTTCTGCTTGCTCAACTTGGAGCTGAATCGAACGAGGTAATGCCATTTACTATCTCCTGAGTCAAATCGACTTGACAGGTTTCACAATCAGCTAACGAGTTAGCTGTACTTTCACCGCCTTACGGCTGTGGGGGCCTTGTCAAGCAAACTGAGCATCGACTTTAGAAGCTGCGCGCGGCCTTGTGAGCGCCTCAACTGTTCGATGTCCTGGTTTGCGACAAGGGTTTGGACCTCTGTAGCGAGCGCGTCGTTCAGCCAGTCGCGGAAACGGGGGTTACCGGACAGTTGGTCAAACAGTGCAATCTCGTTCTTTTGGTCCATTTCGGGGCGAGTGTAACACTAACGCGTTAGTGTGCTCAAAATTTCAGCACTTTTTCTTGCCTGCTGGCATCTTTTCCTTTTCGACTTGCTCACCTTTTGCGTAGGCTGCTTTGCCAACCTTCTTCTCGGCTTTCTCCTCCTTTGGAGACTCTTTGCCTTTGAACAAAAACGCGGGTTTGGTAGCCATGGTGGGTCCTTACTGTGGTTGCTGGGAAAATGAGTCTGTCACGGGAGCGTTATTCATCAAGGACTGCCCGTTCTGTGGGCCTTGCGGCTGCTGTTGCATCTGGGCGGCGGCTTGTTGGGCCATTGCTTGCTGCTCGGCCATGACGGACTTCTGCCGCATCACAGACTCGCTCGGCACAATGCGGTCGGTGTTCATGTCAAGGGATTTGGCGGCTTCGCGTAGCACCTGGGCACGCCCCTCAAGGCCAATGATTTGCATGTCTAGGGGGTTAGCGGTGGCGGCTAAAAACTCGTTACGACGTACTTGGGCAGACTCTTTGACGCCCAGGCTCAACGCGCCGCGAGGGACGATCTTGAGGTCGCCCTGGTAGTCCGCCACTGGGTCGTAGCACATTTTCCAGTCGAACAAGCCCTGCACCGTGGGGCCGATGATGTGTATGTCCATGCTGGACACCAGTTGCTTGATCTGCTTGGACGCGTTGCCGATCATCATGCTCATGCCTGACGCGGTGCGCCCTGCCCCACCGTCACCGGTGTTGCCCGTCATGTAGCGTGGGATGCCGCTGTACTCATCGGCTAGTGTGGCGAACTTCTCGTACACACCCATCAGCTCGGCGGCGTTGCTGTTTGGCTGGAAAAACGAAACCGGAGCCGCACTCGAACCGCCTGGGTCGGTCACGGTCTGCCACATCTTCCAAGGGAACATCTCAGTAATCGGTTCGCCCTTTGGCAAGCGGTCGATGTTGACCACCACCTGTGGGCCGGAGCTGATACCGAGGTTGTTGGCCAAAGCGCGGGCGGCGCCGTTGCACATGTCGCAGCAATCCTTGAGCAGGTCGTACAGGCTGTTGTTCCAGAAGGCACCGGGCACTCGGCTGTACCCGTCGGCATAGTACGGACGGCGGCACAGGGGGTCAGGGTTCAACGTGGCCTTGATGACCCAGTTGCCGATCAGCCAGGCTTCAACCTCGTACTCCTTGGCCTCATCTTCCACCTCATCCGTTGGCATCCCCCACTCAAGCAGCATCTTGCCACTCACACTGCCCCAATACTGGAGTGCGTCGATGGTCTCAGACCCGCTTAGCGCCGTTGTACGGCCTTCAGCGCCGGCACGGTTGTCGTCCACTGCAAGCCACTCAGTCAGACCGCCAGACCCGTGTGCGTCGAGCACTGCGCGGATCGAGTCTTCGCTGTACCCATCAACGCCAATCATGGCGCTCAGGTCCGACCGGCTAAGGCGGTGGCGTTCGATCAACGGGCCGTCGTTGATCCCTTTGCTGCTTGAGGACGGGTAAATGTTCAGCGGGTCCACGCGCTCCCAGTAGAGCGAGTTCTTGGTCTCCACCACTGCAACAGCCTTGCCGCCACTGCGGTCCCAGGTCAACTGAGGTGTTCGCCGCACGATGGGGCCTTTGATGAATGCCGTCTTGAACGCCGTCAGGTCGTCGATGAACTGGTCCAGCGCCTCAAGGAACCCACCTTGCACAAGGGCGTCATCCAACTCAATCTCTGCACGGTGCGCCTCGGCGCGGGCCTGATCTGCAATCTGTTGCTCTGCGCGGTTCCTGCTGTCCCGCAGCACCTGGCGTATCTGCTCAACACCCAACGGCATCGGTGACATCTCAGCTTCGGCCACCATCTGTTGCACCGACTGCATGATCTCGTTCACGACGCTTGGTGGCAGCTCTGGGTTAGGTGTTGGCTTGATCGACCACGGTTTCTCGGTACCGGAGCCAATGAGCACGTCACCCAACAACGCCTTTGCCTGGCGAGCCTTCGTGCTGAACAGTTGCATGTAAATCTCAGAGCCGCCCTGCTCACGAATCTGCGCCAACTTTGTCGGGGTGTACTCCCCACGACGCGCGTAAATGGCTTCCAGCATCTCAGTCTCGATGGGCAGCTTCGCTGTCTTGGCGCGTGACCAGTCCGCTTTGATGTGGGAGGCCAACGACTGGATCAGTTCCCGGCTCTGCTGCTCTGCACTGCGCTTGAT